CTTTAAATACAACACAAATTTTAGGTACAGGTCAACCCCAATATACTACACAATTTGATGGTGTAAATGTTACATTAGTAAGTAATGCTACAAGCACAGAAACAGGGGGCGGTTTATTATGTACAATCGGACCCATTAATGATAGAGCTTAATTATGGCAACACATTATACATACGCAACTTTAACAACAGCAATTAGAGATTATACTGAGGTTGATTCCAGTGTATTTACTCAAGGAATTATTGATGACTTTATAATGTCGGCTGAACATAGAATTAATATTGATTGCCCAATGGATTCAGATAGATTTGTACAGACGGGTACTTTAGTTGCAGATGATAATACAATTAATTCTCCTGCAGGAGCACAATTTATAAGAGGTGTTGAAGTATTTAATACTTCAAATACTTCAGAAGAAGGTACTTGGTTAGAGAAAAAAGACCAAACTTATTTATCAGAATTTGTGGGTAGACTAACTGGAACAGAGGGTGATTTAACAGCTCAGGACGTTACAGGAATGCCTAAGTACTACGCAATGTTTGGTGGAGCTACAGGTTTAACTGATACTACCTCAGGAGGCTTGTATTTAGCCCCTACGCCCGATGCCAATTACAAGTTTAGAATATATTATAACAAGTTGCCGGTAGCATTATCAGCATCAAATACAACTACTTACATAAGCAACTACTTCCCTCAAGCCCTATTATATGCCTGTTTAACAGAAGCATATGGATTTTTAAAAGGTCCAATGGACATGTTGACATTGTATGAAAATAAATATAAAACAAGCATACAACAGTTTGCAGGAATGCAACTGGGGAGAAGAAGACGAGACGACTACACTGACGGAACCGTTAGGATACAAGTTAAATCACCTTCACCCTAAAAATTAGGAGATAAAAATTATGACAATATCATCAGCAGTTTGTTCAAGTTTCAAAAAAGAATTATTTCAAGGGTATCATGATTTTGATGCTAACGGATCAGGTGGAGACACTTTCAAAATAGCTTTGTATACAAGTGGTGCAACTTTAGATGCAACTACTACAGTCTATTCAACTAATCCAGGCGGCGGATCAAATACAGAAGTTGCATCCGGTAATGGATATACAACAGCAGGAAACACTCTTGTAAATACTGGTGTAGGTTTAACTTCTACTACTGCATTTACAGATTTTTCTGATACGTCTTGGACATCAGCTTCTTTTACAGCTAATGGTTGTTTAATTTATAACACACAAGCAAACGGTGGTTCTAGTACTACAAATGCTGTATGTTCTGTAGCTTTCGGTGGAGACAAAACTGTTTCTTCAGGAACTTTTACAATTCAATTTCCAACTAACGATTCATCATCAGCTATTCTGAGACTAACAGCATAGGGAGTAAATCCTTATGGCTAACTCTTGGAACGAATCTGGTACTACCTGGTCAATAGGTGATTGGGGAAATCAAAATACTACCACAGTTTCAATAGAAGGTTTATCAATAACATCATCATTAGGTTCAGTAGCTGCATCGGCCGATAGAGGTTGGGGTGCTGATACTTGGAGTAATGGAGAATGGGGTGAACTTAATGATGACACAGTTTATCTTACAGGTCTATCTTTTAGTGCAGATCTTGGTACACCAGTTGCTGCATCCGAACAAGGATGGGGTAGAAATACTTGGGGTCAAGCAACCTGGGGAGAAAGTTATAGTCCTACAATTTCAATCACTGGTTTAAGTATAACTTCAGAACTAGGTGAATTACCTTACACACAATCTGAAGAAGGTTGGGGTAGAGATGAATGGGGTACTGGTAACTGGGGACAAAATACTACAACTGTATTATTAGATGGTCTCTCAATGTCAGCTTCTCTTGGACCCAATGGTTGGGGAATAAACTCATTTGGTGATGGACAATGGGGAGGAGAATTTACATTTAATGTTGAAAGTATAATTGTACCAACCGGTGTAACCCTAGCTGCTGATTTAGGTGATCTTACAATCAGTAGACTTGATATGATATTTTCTATTTCCTCACCTGGAACAATAGGTACAGGTCTTGGTACTTTAAATATAAATAACGGATCAGATCATACACAAGGTTTAGCAAGTCTTACAGCAAGTGCTGAAATAGGATCAGTGGTAGCCTTACCAAATACAATTGCAGAATTAACTGGTTTAGAATTTTCCACACCAACTCCAGCAAATATTGAACCAACTTCAGTGGAGATAATTAATATAACCGGTGTGACTTTTTCAGCAGATATAGGGTCTACTACTGTAGATAGTATGGCAATAGGTTTAACTGGTGTAACTTTTGAAGCAGATGTAGGGGCAATAAGCCCAACAAATATGACTGTTGGGTTGACAGGACAATCGATTACTGCTAGTCTAAGCACTGTAGGTTTCGGAACAATTGGATACGAAGATGTTGACATAACAGGCAATACATCGTATACAGACGTTAATCACGCAGCTTAATAGGAGAACAAAATTATGGCATCAACGTACACAGAACTTGGTTTACAACTAATGGCAACCGGCGAAAATGCTGGTAGTTGGGGAACAAAAACAAATACAAATTTAAGTGCAATTGAGCAAATCACTGGTGGATATTTAGAAGTATCTATTGCAGGTGGTGCAGGTAATACTCCTCTAGATGTAGTCGATGGTAATACAACTGGTAAAGCTCAAAACAGAATTATAAAACTTACTGGATCTATTTCAGGAAATCAAACAGTAACCTTACCGGTTGGCATGGAAAATTTTTACATTATCCAAAATGCAACTACAGGCGCATACACAGTAGAGTTAGAAGCAGTTTCAGGTTCAGGGGCCACGGTCACTTGGGCAACTACTGATAAAGGTTGGAAAATAATATATGCAGATGGTGTTGCAACAAACACAGGTATTTACGACACAGGTTTTTCAACAGCAGCAGGGGATGTAACTCTTACTGGAACACAAACTTTAACAAATAAAACTTTAACAGCACCTAAAATTGGTACTTCAATTTTAGACACAAATGGTAATGAATTATTTTTATTAACAGCAACAGCTTCAGCAGTTAATGAATTGACTTACGCAAATGCTGCAACAGGTAATAACCCAGCATTTACAGCAACAGGCGGAGATACTAATATTGGATTAAATTTAGTACCAAAAGGTACTGGTGTTTTACAAGGCGCAGGTTCAGCTTTAAAAATTGCAGGACTAGAAACTATGTGGGTTCCAGCTTCAGCAATGTATGGTGCTACAACTAATGGTGCTGACGCTCAACAAGTTGAAACAACAGCAACAAGACCTGATATGAAAGTATTAGATTTTGATGCAAGTACACCCGAGTATGCACAATTTTCAGTAGCTTTTCCTAAATCATGGAATGAAGGTACAGTAACATATCAAGTTTTCTGGACTCCAAGTACTACGAATACAGGAAACTGTACATTTCAATTACAAGGTGTAGCGGTTGGAGATGGTGACACTATTGATATTGCTTATGGAACAGGAATTACAGTTACAGACGCTGCTATAGGAACAGTAGAAGATCAACAAGTTTCACCTGTAAGTAGTGCAGTTACAATTGCAGGATCTCCTGCAGTTGACCAACAAACTTATTTTAACTTTTTAAGAAGTGCAGATACAGGTGCGGATACTTTTACTGGAGATGCAAGAGTTCTAGGTATCAAAATATTCTTTACTACTGACGCAGCTAACGACGCATAAGGAATTTAGATATGAGAGATTTAAAAAATAAACTTACATCAAGTAAGAATACAAAAAATATACAAAAAAGAAAAGGTAAGTCATTCGGTTATCAAGTCTTAGGATTTGGTGCTGGTGATGGAGTGGTTAATCCTTTTATTGTAGCAACAGGTGGAACAATAACCACTGTTGATACAAATTATAAAGTACACACATTTACAGGACCAGGAACTTTTACAGTTTCGTGTGCTGGAACTCCAGAGGGAGCAGACACAGTAGATTATTTAGTAGTAGCAGGAGGCGCTGGTGGCAATGAAAATTGTTGGAGTGGTGGTGGAGGTGCAGGTGGTTATCGAGAATCTCCTGGAACAGCTTCGGGAAGTTATACAGTTTCACCAAGAGGTGCTTCTCCTGCAGCAGCTTTACCTGTTTCAGCTCAAGGGTATGCAGTTGTAGTAGGGGGTGGAGGTCCAAAGGTTAATGTTTCCCCAACCGTAGGTACAATAGGCGGTAATTCAAGTTTTTCAAGTATTACAAGTGCAGGTGGAAATGGGGGTCGTAGTGAAATGGCCGGCGGTTCTGGTGGTGGTGGTACCGGTGATCCAGTTCCAGCTCCAGCTAGAGCAGGTGGTGCAGGAAATACTCCTCCAGTTGATCCACCTCAAGGAATGCCCGGTGGTAATGGAATAGACCCCTCTCCTGAAACAGGAGGTGGAGGTGGTGGTGCTCTAGTTGCTGGCTCAAATGGTAGTCCCAGTGGTGGTGGTCCCGGTGGTGGTGGAGCAACAAGTTCAATTAATGGAACACCAACTGCAAGAGCAGGTGGTGGAGGTGCAGGTCAATATGAAGGTTATCCAGGTAGTCCAGGATCAGGTGGAGCAGGTGGTGGAAGTCCTGGTAAAGGCGGTGATGCTACCGTTAATACTGGTGGTGGTGGTGGTTCAGGTAATGTTGGTTCTTTAGGTGGTTCAGGGATTGTTATAATAAGATATAAATTTCAATAAATAATATGGATTTACAAAAAAATAAAAATAATATACAAAAATAATATGGCACATTTTGCAAAAATATCAGAAGAAAATATAGTACTTACAGTACTCACTTTGAATAATGAAGATTGTATGGACGAAGAAGGAAATGAAGTTGAATCTATTGGACAAGCATATCTTGAAAAACATAATATGTGGCCTGCACATTTATGGATACAAACTTCATATCATACAGTTAAAAATACTCACAAAACTGGTGGAACCCCGTTTAGAGGAAATTATGCAGGGATCGGTAGAGAATGGGATCCTGTAAATCAAATTTTTTGGGAAATGAGACCTTATCCATCTTGGGTAAAAGATGTTACATCAGCTTCTTGGAAATCACCAATTGGTGATGCTCCGGCATTAACCCCTGAACAAATAGCAGACACGACTAAAGGTTATTTTTATAAATGGAATGAAGATACTCAATCTTGGGATTCTGTTATAAAAATTCATACTAATACACCTTAATACTTGACATTTTAAAAAAATAATAATATCTAGTAAGATAGGTATGTACAAGAAAGAGACTATAATTTATCCATTATTTTCAAAACCTTTAATGGCTTTTTCTCTATCAATAGATAGTGACAAGATTTTTAATCATATTAAAAAACTTTCTTATAAAAATACAACAGCTAAAGGCTGTTATTCTTCTTTATCAAAAAAAGTTTTAGAAAACAAAAATTTAAAAGAAGAAAAAAACATTTTTTTAAATGCTATAAAAGATTATTTAAATCTCCTTGGTTATAAACAAGAATTTAAAATTTTAAATTCTTGGTCTACTAAAGTAGAAAAAAATTGCGAAAGTCATTCTCATGTCCACACTAACACATGGTTAAGTGGGGTCTACTATGTGCAAGATAATTCTTCTATTCAATTTATTAAAAGTTGGTCTAATAGTTCTTTCTTTAAACTAGGGTACAATTCAAATAATATTTATTCTGCTGCGGATTGGGATGTAACGGTTAAAAAAAATACATTATTAATTTTTCCTAGTGAGTTAAGTCATAAAGTAAAAAAAAATTGTTTAAAAAAAAACAGGTATTCTCTAGCTTTTAATATACTTCCTGTAGGGACTTTTAATAAAGGAAGCGATAGTGAAATTACTTATGCATAAAAAAAAATTAACAGAACAGTCAATTTATTATGGTGATGTATTAATGCCTAAAAATTTTGAGATAGATAGAAAAGAATTATCCCACCATATTTTACATTCTACTTTTGATGATGGGGATATGCATTATTCAAGAACAACAGAAAAATTATCCAACTATATAAAAGAACACATTCTTGTAAAACATCATTTAAATTTAATATACCGCGAAACATGGGGTGATATTTATAAACCTCAACAAGTAAGCCCTCCTTTATTAGATGTAGATCCAGTGGATCTTAGACACTCACCAGATTATACTTTACTTTATGGAGTAAAAGCTGATGACTGTAATATTAGAATTTACTATGATGATAATAGAAGAAAAGGCAGAAGTTGGGATATGGAATTAACAGACAATATGTTTATTATGTTTCCTTCTAATTGTATGTATTTTATAAGTAACAAGCAAAAAGAATCATTAAATTTTATTCAAACAATTACTTATACTTATATTTAATTTTATATGAATTTATCTAATTATTACTGGTATTTTAAATCTGCACTAACCCCTAAGTTTTGTGATGATGTAATAAGACACGGGCTATCTAGAACAGAACAAATGGCTGTAACCGGTGGTTACGGCGATAAAAAATTAAACCAAGAAGAATTTAAAAATTTAAAAAGAACAAGAAATTCAGATGTCACTTGGTTAAATGATAATTGGATTTATAGAGAAATACACCCTTATATTCATCAAGCAAATAAAGCCGCAGGTTGGAACTTCGATTGGGATAGATCTGAATCGTGTCAATTTACAAAATATAAACTTAATCAATATTATGATTGGCATTGTGATAGTCAGGAAAAAGTTTACAATAAACCAAAAACACTAGATCATGGCAAGATTAGAAAATTATCTGTGACGTGTCAATTGACAGATGGGTCGGAATATGAAGGTGGAGAATTAGAATTTGATTTTAAAAACTATAGCCCACCTATGAGAGATGAAGCTAGACATTTGAAACAAGCAAAAGAAATATTACCTAAGGGCTCTATTATAGTGTTTCCATCATTTGTATGGCATAGAGTTAAACCCGTAATGAAAGGAACACGGTATTCTTTGGTTCTTTGGAATCTAGGATACCCATTTAAATAATATGGACGTACATGAATTTTTTAAAACACCTATTTGGGTAGAACAGAAACCTGAATTTTTAAAGTCTTTAATTAAAGCAAGTGATAAACCTATTAAATCTGCAAGAACTAGAGATAAAGAAATAATAAAAAGTAATAAAGATTTTGGTTATTCTCATCACTCTACGCCTTTAATTAATAACAATAATTTTTTAGATTTTAGAAACTATGTTGGAAGTAAATCTTGGGAATTTTTAGATCAACACGGATATGATATGAAACAATATGAACTTATGTTTAGTGAAATGTGGGTTCAAGAATTTAGTAAAAATGGAGGTGGCCATCATTCTGCTCATATACATTGGAACCAACATGTATCTGGTTTTTATTTTTTAAAAGCAAATGAAAAAACATCCATGCCTGTTTTTCATGAGCCTCGAACTGGAGCTAGAGCTACTAAATTAAAAATGAAACCTAAAATAAAAGGAATTGTTAACGGTACGGAACTTGTTCATTTCAAACCCCAACCAGGAACATTAATTATTTTTCCAGGTTATTTAGAACATGAATTTTCAGTCGATCACGGAAAAGAACCTTTTAGATTCATACATTGGAATCTACAGGCCATACCAAAGGAGTTTGCTAAAGATGTCGTTTAAAAAAAATAAATATGTAGTTATAAAACAAGCTATTGATAAAGATTTATCTTTATTCTTATATAATTATTTGATTATGAAAAGACAGGTTTTTGATACTTGTCTTAAAACTAAATATATATCACCTTTTGAAAAAATATTAGGTACTTGGGAAGACGGACAAATTCCAAATACTTATTCTTGCTATTCTGATATAGCTATGGAAACGTTAATGTTAAAGTGCCAACCTATAATGGAAAAAGCTACTAAATTAAAACTATATCCAACTTACACTCATACACGAATTTATAAAAAAGGGGATATTCTTAAAAGACATAAGGATAGATTCAGTTGTGAGGTATCTACTACTTTAAATTTGGGTGGAGATAATTGGCCTATCTATTTAGAGCCATCAGGAGAAGAAGGTAAAAAAGGAATTAAAATAGATCTAAACCCTGGAGATATGTTACTCTACTCCGGTTGTGATTTAGAACATTGGAGAGAAAAATTTAAGGGCGGAGACTGTGCACAGGTATTTTTTCATTATAATAATAGAAAAACTTCAGGTTCAAAAGATAATATGTTTGATGAGCGCCCACATTTAGGACTTCCTTCTTGGTTTAAACGATGATATATACTTTATGATGAAGGCAGTAATCCACCATACCTACTGCCTTCTTTATATGGATTTTATATGCTACAAAAATTAGGATTTGCACCAGGATTTAACAAACAAGTTACTGAAACCGGGGCCGAAGGTCAATGGTTTGACGGTGATAATGTGCGTTTTAGATACGGTTCCCCGGAAAAAATAGGGGGCTGGGATCAATTGGGTGAAGATAAACTAACGGGTGCCGCAAGAGCACTCCATCATTGGGACAATAATGCAGGAATTAAATATGCTGCAATAGGAACCAATAGAATTTTATATGCCTATAGTGCTGGCGAGTACTACGATATTACTCCAATTAGAACAGCTATAACGGGATGTACTTTTTCAAGTGCTTCAGGTCAACCTACTGTTACAATAACTTTTCCTTCTGTTCATGGGATGGTGGAAGATGATGTTGTGTTTTTTAATGGTGTTACTGGGTTAAGTGGTTCTACTTTTACTAATGCTTCTTTTGAAGATAAAAGTTTTATGGCAACCTCTGTTCCTAGTTCCACAACAATTACAGTTACAATGGCATCAAATGAATCCGGAACACCTTTAAGTAGTTCTGGAGATGCAACCGGTAATGTTTATTATAGTGTTGGACCCTCTCAACAATTAGGTGGTTTTGGTTTTGGTACAGGTAACTATGGTGGAACGGCTTCAGGTATTGCAACAACTACACTAGCAACAGCTTTAACAGATACAGTTACCACAACTATTGTTCTTACAAGTTCTACAGCGTTCCCTGCTTCTGGAGAAATTAGAATTGGAACAGAGGATATTAGTTACACAAACAATAACACGGGAACAGGGACCTTAAGTGGCGGAGCCAGAGGTGTTAATGGTACAACAAAATCAACACACAGCGCAGGTGTAACCGTTAGTGATATTTCAGCTTATGTTGCATGGGGAGAATCTTCTTCTGATGATGTAACACTTAACCCTGGTTTATGGGTACTTGACAATTTTGGTACAAAGTTAATTGCATTGATTTATAATGGTCCATGTTTTGAATGGGATTCATCAGCAACAAATGCTACAGCAACCAGAGCAACCATTATTGCAAATGCTCCTACTGCATCTAGACATGTTTTAGTTTCAACCCCTGACAGACACCTAGTATTTTTTGGAACAGAAACTACCGTGGGTGATGCTACAACACAAGATGATATGTTTATCAGATTTTCCACTCAAGAAAATATAGAAGAGTATACAGTAAAAGCAGAAAACACTGCGGGTACACAAAGACTTGCAGCAGGCTCTAAAATTATGGGTGCTTTTAAAGGTAGGGATGCAATTTATGTTTGGACCGACACCTCTTTGTTTTTAATGCAATTCGTAGGTCAACCTTTCACATTCTCATTCTCACAAGTGGGTACTAACTGTGGATTACTCGGTAAGAATGCAGCCGTTGAAGTAGATGGTGCTGCCTATTGGATGTCAGAAAATGGATTCTTTATATATGATGGACAATTAAAATCTATGCCTTGTTTAGTAGAAGATTATGTTTTTGATGATCTTAACACAACATCAAGAGATTTAATTAATTGTGGTTTAAATAACTTGTTTACTGAAATCAACTGGTTTTATTGTACTAATGGGTCTAATGTTGTGGACCGAGTGGTAACATATAATTATTTAGAATCTAATAGAGAGAGACCTGTATGGACAGTAGGTTCTTTAGATAGAACAGCTTGGCAGGACTCAGCCGTATTCTCGAAACCCCATGCATGTTATTATAATGTATCAGATAATGCTTCCTTTGATGTAGTGGGTAACACTGATGGTAGTACTATATACTATGCTCAGGAAACAGGGACAGATCAAATTAATGCCGGTGGTGCCGTGACAGCAGTTTTAGCAAGAATTTCTTCAGGTGATTTTGACATAACACAGAAAAAAAGTAGCACAGGACAGAGTATGGGTATGCCTGATCTTAGAGGTGATGGAGAATACATTGCAAAAATAAGTCGTATCATACCAGATTTTATTCAACAGACAGGTAATACCAGAGTGTCTTTAGTTACTAGGGACTACCCAAATAATTCTGGAGTTACACATGATTTTGATATAACAACAACTCAGACTAAACAAGATACAAGAGTGAGAGCTAGAGCTATACAACTTAAGATTT